ACTTGATTTCAAAGTTGGGCGTGAACTGGAACGCCGACTCGAACCGCGCCTCTAGCGCCTCGATGTACCAGCCCAAACATTCTGTGAGATAGACGCGGCCCAACGTTTCGACGTTGCGATAGCTGATCTTGGTCATGTCGCCAAGCATGAACGGCGGCACGCGGAACACGCGGGCCACGTCCTCGACCGACCAACGGATTTGTTCGATTAGCTGCGCGTCCTGCGGCGTGATGGTCAAAGGCTTCCATTCCAGGCCTTCGCTCAACACCGCCGTTTTGCCGTACCGCTCGCCGCGATAGTTTTCGTCCCATTCCTCCGCGAGGCGCTTCGCGAGCGGTTCGCTTACCTTGCCCGGCGCGTTCAACGTCCCGGAGGGACGTGACGCGTTCGCAAAGAATTGCTGGCTGTTTTGCAGGATGCGCAGGCCGACCGCGCTCGATGCCGCCGCGGCAAACACCGGCGTGACGCCAACCAGCGGATAGCCGGGCAACAGCGGCAAGCGATGGTGTACCATGTCGCGCGCCGGGATCACCGCGCCGTTGGGCACGCCGGCCAAGTAATCCTCGCCGCAGCGATAGAAGATGGACCCGTCCATGGCGATGACGGGTTGGACGCGGTACGGGTTGAGCGTGTGCATTTCGGCCACCTCGCCGCGGCCGTTGCGCTTGCCGACCCAACAGTAGGTGTTGCCTTGGGTCAGCACGCTTTGCATGAACCCGTGTATGAAGTCCGTGCACGTTTGGTAGGCGTTGGGCTCGCGGAAGAGGCCTACGTAGTAATCCTGCCGGCGCAGCGTCCGCGCGCCGGTGTCCATGTCCACCTCGTAAATTTGCGGCGGAAGCTTCGCTAGGTCGGTGGCAATCGTGTTGATGCACGCGTACACCGCCGAAAAGGCCAAAAGCTCTAGCTGTTGGCTGGGCGTGTTGCGGCCCATTTGCCAGGACCCAGGCGGGCCCCTATCGCCGTTGCCCATCGGCCACGACCACCGGATGGCGCCGGGCATGGGTGGTGGCGCGCGCTCGAAACCCAAGCGGCGCGCGATGCGGTCGAGCATGCCGGGCATGGTGTCACTCGCTAGGTGGCAACAGGTCCACGAGGGTGGCGAAATCCACCACCTCGCAGGCCGCCAAGGTGTCGTAGTGATCCGCGTTCAACGGGTCGTCGCGCACCGACTCGTTGACATAGAAACGGCCATCCGTGAGCGGCACGGGGTCGAGGTGGGAAAGCGGCGTCGCGCTCGATGGGCCGCGCACCTCTGCGGCCGTCGCGGCGTCCATCAACAGGACGTTGGTCATGGATAGGCCCCCAGCGTGGTCAGCAAAGCTTGCAGGTTGTTGTGCAGCGCGAGGATTTGCGCGTCGGTGAGGCCGGCGCTTATCCACGATGCCGGCACGCCGGCGAGCGTGAACGATGTCGGCACCGGCGGGGTCGCGTTCGTCTTGGTGCAACCGATGGCGAACGAACCGCGGGGCGTGCTGACCGCGGCTTGCGTGGTCGTCAGCGCTTTGACGCCGTTGTGCCATAGCGTGATATTCGCCGGGTCGTTCAAGCGGTTGACGTGAAAGCTTCCCGTCCACGTTCCCGGCGCGACGGAGCTGGCAGCATTCGCCGTGCCGTTGAGACCGCCGTTAAACTGGCTGCCGCCGATGCGCACGCCGCACCGCGAGAAAAGCGTTGCGGCGATTTCGTAGGCCGTCGCCGCGCCCGGCGGCGCGGTGCGCACCCATACGCCCAGGCCGGCGTTGTTGGTGCGGTAGTTGCTGCCGGGCAAATCGCTCGCTAGGTAGCCGGTTTCGAGATACGCCGACACGCCGTCAAACTTCACCTCGCGATAGGCGGTAAATACCGGCGAATTCATCGCGGTGGCGAACTGTTGCGACTTGAGCCCGCACAAGGCGTGTGGCGCATCGGGCGCGGCGTGCAGCCAAAAGCGGTCGAGCAAAGGCCAATAGCCATCCCGGTTGGACGCGTTCACGAAATCCAGCACGGCGCTTTTCTGCACCTGCGCGATGCCGCCGCCGGCCGCGGTGTCCCACGCATCGACCGAAGCGACGCACCCGTACTGCACGGCCGCGGTCGCGAGCGCGGGCGCTTGGTTTTGCAGGGTCCATAGCTGCGGGTAGTTGCCGCCGGCCTTGATGATGGGGCTTGCGAGGATGGCCGCGACGGCGTTGCAGGTGTCGACGGTGGTTTGGTAGGCGGGCGGCATCGTGCCGCCGTAGGCCGCGGCGATGGAAGCGCCCACGCCTTGCAGGATGGGCGGCGCATTCAACGACCAATCCGCGAGCTTTGGAATGTTGCCGCACCAGTCCATTGCCTTCGCAAGGTCGATGGCCAATTGCGCGATGTAGGCGGCGTCGCTTTGCAGCGGCATGGCGATGGCCTCCCTAGCGCGCCCGCGTGTCGCGGCGGTTGTAGCCTTGCGGCACCTCGCCCGGCCGCATGTCGCGCACGTGGTGCAGCGCCTTATGGTCCGCGGCGTCGCGCGGCGTCATCGGGATGACGGCGCCGGGCAGGTAGTCTCGGCCGTCGTAGTGCATGGGTTGGCCGGCAATCACCGGCACGCGGCTCTCGTCGCGCTCGCGCTTTGCCATGGGGAGCCTCAAACGATGTGTGAAAAAGTTACAAGGGCGAAAGGAAGGGCCGGCAGTGACGCCGGCCCCTCTGCGCTCGAACTCCTTGCTATGAAGTAGGGGAGGGCTGGTATTGTATGACCAATATTTCGCCACCCTCCCCGACCGTTGCGCTCTCGCTTTGGTCATTTCGATTAGCTATGGATTTGCGCGGTCAGGTCTGGAATCCGGTGATCATGCCGACCACGCCGTCACGCCGGCGCAGCCAGTAGTGATATTGCTCCGCGCGCAGGCCGAGCATGTTCTGTTGCCACAGCGACACCATGGGCGTGGGCGGCGTCGCCGGCGCGGAGTCCATTTGCAGCGAGGCCTCGTTGGACGCCTGCACGTCCACCACCGGGTCCTCGGCATGGAAGATTTCTCCGGCGTCCAGCAAGATCAGCGGGCACTGGTTGGCCGGCGCGGCGGTGGTGAGCGGGATCGCGGTCGAGGTGATGACCGGATAGCCGCGGAACTGCGGCGGTGAGAGCATGGTTTCCGGGAAAGCCAGCGTGTCCACCGACGTGCGGATGTTCTGCAAGGTGATCAGCGCGGCCGGCGGCATGATCCAAAACATCCGGGTCATGCGCAGGTTGAGCTGGGACATTTGCTTGAACAGGTTCGACGTGTCCGCATAGATCGCGGCAATGGTCACGCCGGTGGACGGCACCACCAGCACCTGGGTGCCGGTGCCGTTGGTGATGGCACCCGGCCGCAGGTTCGCGGACGGCGCCACCGTGGGATCGGTGAATTGCTTGTCGATGAACGCCGAGATGGCCAACACCAAATCGTCGCGCACCAGCATTTCCGCGGACGGGTCGGAAAAGCGCGCAAGCTCGTCGGTGATCACCGAAATGATGGACACCTTGGCCCACGGGATGGATAGCCGGTCAAAGCTCAAGACCCCAACGGGCTTTGAGAGGCCTTCACCGACCCACTGCGCGGTCACGCCGCCGGTTTGCCGGGGAATCGATACGTTGAACGGCACCGGCCGCAGCGGCAGGCGGCCCACGATGGTGGCCGGCCGCAACAGGTCGATGAATTCCGATGACAGGTTTTGCGCGTAGACGAGCGGGCCCGCCCACGTCGCGTTTGAGGTGGTGCCAGCGTTGACGGCGGCGCGGAACACCTCGCCCGGCATCTCGCCGGTGTCCGCGATGGCGCGCAACACCAACTCGACTTCCGGCGTTTGATCCTTCCACCGCGCCGCGTGCATCGCCGCGGCGTGCCAGTTGCCCTTAGTGCGGGCGATGGCCAGGACAAAGCGCGTGAAGCCTTGCGCGGGAAACGCCTTGAAAGGCTTCACCTCGATACCCGGCGTCGGCGCCGGCGCGGGCGCGGCGAGCGGATGGGCGAGCGGCTGGGCCGTCGCGCTCATGCGTTGTTCGGCCTCGCGCAGGGTCACGAGTTGCGCGTCGATCGTGCGCACCTCGCTGAGGCCGGTGTCGAATTGCGTTTGTTCCTCGGTGGTGAACAGGCGCGCCGGGTTGGCGTCGGTGCCGTCGCCGCCGGCGGCATCGGAAAGCGTGGTCATGCTCTGCACGACCACGCCGCGGCGGCGCATGGCCGCCTCGATTTGCTTGGAAACTGACAACATGGGCGAAGCCCCTTTTCTGTTGGCTTAGCGCGTCCCCAGGGACGCGAGCGCGAGGGTCCGGCGCCGGTGTTCGGCCACGGCGCGGGCAAGATCCCGCTCGCCGTAGTCGAGCAACAGGCGTTGCGAGCCGGGCGCTAGTCCCAGGTCGCGAGCGAGGGCGAGCGCGGCAGGATTTGCCGGCACGGGAACCACGCTCAATTCCAAAAGCTCTTGGCCCACGAATTCAAAGCCGGTGATGGGCCGATAGCCCGACTCGTCGGCCTCGCCGCGGATGATGTTGGGCTCGACCGTGGGCATGAACCCCACCGATGACGCGCGCAGGAATCCGGCATCGACGGCGCGCCAAATCGTGTCCGCGAAATCGTTCATGCCTTCCGGCATGAATTCGCAATCCGCGATCAGTTTGGTTTGCATCACGTCGATGGACGCCACCCGGCCGATGGTGGCGAGGCCGGGCGCGCGGCCGTGGCCGTAAAGTAGCTGCGGATTCTTGCGAAAGTTGTCCAACTCCCAGCCGCTCGCGCGAATGATGTCGCCGTAGCGGTCCACGCTTTCGTCCGAGGCAATGAACCGGATGCGGCGGGCTGCCGGGTCCGTGGTCGCGCCGGTGAGCGACACGCCGCGTGTGATGCGCTCGCCAACCTTGGGCGTGCTGCGATGGTGCGTCATGGCCTGCCCCCTAGCGACGGGATTTGTCGGGGCGCGGCATCGAGGCCGCACCCTTGCGCGACACCACGCGGCCGGGCTTGGCCGATTTCGCTGCGGCGGGCTTGTCGGGCCGGCGCGACTGCACGCGGCCGGGCGGCACGTCCGAGGTTTCGTAGCCGAAGCCGGCGCGCGGCCGGCCGCTCTTGGTGGTGCGCATTCGTACACCTCGCGGGGAAAAATCAGGCCTTGCGCCAAACAGGGCGTTTGATAGCGTTGGCGCATGGACCAACGGGACAAAGACTTGCGTGCAGAGTTGGGCGGCATCGGCTGCGAGATACCGCCCGAATTCCAGGCCACCGTGGCCAAGCTCATGACGATGGGCCGCGGCCTGGGCTCGATTGCCGGGCGCCTTATCGTTGGCGACGAGGTGCCGCCGCAGGTGCGCTACCTGTGCCTGCCGTTCGACAGCGAGCGCGAGGCGTTGCGGTTCACCTGCGAGCTAATCGAGCGCATCGGCTATGCCGCCTTCCTCGACCTTGCGCCGCTCGCCACGAGCCGGATTGGCAACAACCACATGTTGGTGTTTCTTGGCGTGCCGTGCGTCGCCGTGATGGTGCATTGATGGCCAGCGGCGAATATTCAGTGTGGCACATGCCGGATGTGCGGTTTGTGGACGCCGAGACGGCAGTGCACCGGGCAAAGGCGTTGACGCTCACGGTTGGCGCGCGAATCGGCATGGCGGCGACTTCACCGTGTTTGAGTGGAAGCATGGCGAGGGGGAGGATTGTTGATGCGCGAATGCGGTAGCTGCCAACTCTGTTGCAAGCTCTTGGCGGTGCACGATGGCGGCGTGGATAACGACGCCGGCGAGCGCTGCCAGCACCAACGCCACGGCAAGGGATGCGCGATCTATGCCCGCCGGCCGAACGCCTGCCGGCTGTGGAATTGCGCGTGGCTGGGTGGCGACTTTGAAGGCCGCCGGCCGGATCACGCGCACTACGTGGTCGATATCCTGCCGGACTATGTGACCCAACGTGACCCGGATACGGGACGTGAGACGCATTGCCCGGTGGTGCAGGTGTGGGTCGATCCGATGCACCCGGACGCGCACCGCGACCCGGCCTTGCGCGCCTACCTGCAGCGCCGCGGGGAGCGCGAGGGCATGGTGGCAATCATCCGCTACAACAGCCGTGACGGGTTCGTGTTGGTGCCGCCGTCCATGAGCCAGGGCCGCGGGTGGCTGGAAAAAGGCGGCGAGATAGTCGACCGCGGCTATGACTTTGCCGACGTCGCGCACAAGGTCGGCGGCGGCAAGATTAGCTTGGTCTACAGCAAGGGCAAAAAGGATTGACCCCATGGGCTACGCCATCGCCATGAGTCCGTGCATCGGATGCGGGCGCTTTTTTTCCTACAATCCGGTGCGCGTGCCGTCGCTCACGTGGAAGGGCACGCGGGAACCGATTTGCGAGGTGTGCGTGGTGCGCGTCAACCCGCAACGCATCGCCAACGGCCTGCCGCCCATCGTGCCGGCACCCGATGCCTACGAAGCGTGTGACGAAAGCGAGCTAGGCGAATGAAACTGAAGGCCACCCACATCGCGAGAGGGCGGAATGACTCGGCCGGCTGATTGCCTGCAACCTCAAATGTGCTTGTGTTCGCGTTCGGCCTGCTGGCGCTTCTCGCGGTTGACGCGGCTCTTGCCCAGCGGATCGGCGTCGTCGCCCGAGTATGGCCCGCGCTCGCGTTCCATGTAGCGCGCGCGCTCGGCTCGCGTCTCAGGGCTCTCTGTTGTCATTGGGCGGGTCCTCGCCGTCGATGCCCTCGGCTGCGGAATAAGTTCAGCGGTCCGCCCGTTCCAATGATAGTAGTTGCTCTGGGCGATCCGTGTCGGCTGGGGCGGCTTGGCCGGCGGCGCGCTTAGTATCGTGCTGGGCGAGATGGTGCCAGCGCCGCCACCAACGCCCACAGTGCAGCCCCACGGCGCATTGAACGCCGTGTTGCCATGGTAGTTGTACCCGGACGAATACATAAATCCCTCCCAAGTGAAGCTATCGTCCGTGTTGCGCGTGCACTCGCCGGAGCCACTGAATTCGATGGCGGGATGCGGGCGCGCGACGGCGAGCGGCCGCTCGCCGCGTCGCACGAAGTTGTCCGTGCACGTGCTGTTGGTGGCGCCCGTGGCCACGAGGCTGATCGGCAAACTGGCGCCCTGATTGTTGGTGCCTTCATCCGGGTTGAAGTCATCGAACCAATTGTTGACGACCCTGAG